CTGACAGGTTAAATGCAGTTCAATCATTCTCATATGAGAATACAAAAGAATTTTCTGAGATTAGAAAGCTTGGATCTTATAACATTGAAGACAGAATTCTAAATGCAGATCAACCAATTAACTCTACTGTAGATTTCTTGGTAACTAATTATATTCTAGAAAATTCTGGCAATAAATTAGATCTACTTTCCTTACAAACTTATACTCTCAAGTTAGTAGAGACAGCAGGAACAACAACACTTTCAAATTCATACCTAACAGATTATAATTTAAATTTTTCTGTAGGAGAATTAGCTCAAGGGTCTTATAGCTTTATTAGTGATTCAATAAGCACAAGTTCTTCTGAAGTTTTTTCAGCAACATCAAATGACTTCAATGTTTTCACACCACAAAAAATTACTGTAACCACAACCCTTGATGAAGGGATCAATAGTTCAGATTATGCAATCCAAAATTGCAGCATCTCTATCCCAATACAAAGAGATATAACAACAAGAGTGGGGAACAGAAGCCCAAAAAGAAGATACCCTGTATTGCCAGCTCAAGGAACTGTATCATTCTCTGTTATAAAAAAGGACGTTGAGACAGTTGATTTATCAAATTTAATTTTAAAAAAGGGTAAACTGCAATTTGATATTCCTAATACAATCTTAGGAAGCGAGTCAACTTACGGAACTTTAAATATTGATGTATACCAATGCTCATTAATATCAATAAATCATGGTAATACTTTAGACGGAAATGCAACACTTGACTTTAATTATACATTTCCGATTTCAAATTCTGCTGTCGATTATTTTTTCAGCAGCTAACCATCCCCTTATTTGGCCAAATCCCGCTTAAACTTGGGACTTTTTTGACTTTAGAAAACTTGTTTCTTTAGAGTCTTGAAAATATCATATAAGCAATAATCCTGCTTTGATGCTTCGCGCACCTTATTATTCATTTCAAAACTATGAGAGGTATGGGCGATTTCTCTTTTGATTACCCAACCATCTTCAATAAAATAATCAGAATCCCAATCAAAGACTTGTGAGAAGTAGTCAAGGGCAAGCATATGCCTTTGAGCTTCTGAGATCTCAACTTCAACCTTTTGTATCCCCGTTATTTTCATGCACTCTTATTACACTATTTTGGGGCATCTTGTCAAGATTATATTTTAGCTTAGTATCCTTCCACTTATCATAAGTGAGTCTACGCCCAAACAAATAGTAGACTTTATTCCCCATGGGGGTGACGATTGCAGCACCTTTTACGTGATGCAATACGCCATTATTCCAGAATTCTTGGCAACCATTATGGAAGATTCTTGCAGGTCCACCTTCACGATGACGGATCGTGCATTCTCTATCCAAGTAATAGCTAAGACCATCATGCTCAAGACGAACAAACTCTTCTTGATTTGTGACAGGCTTAGTTTGCCTAAGAAAATTGTCTGGAGTTTTACCCATTAATCTTTTGTAAAGGTAATATCCCGCACTTCAATATCCTCTGGATTCTTTTTAGCGCGAGCTTCAGCTTTCTTCAGTTCATTCTCTGTAAAAAGAAAATGTCTGCCATCATCAGAACTAATCTGGAAATAGACAAGCGCACCGTTGCCTTTCTTTTTGTCGTTCACGACAGTATTGATATATGCGTATTTCATAGAATCAAAGGTTAATATCCCCAACTATTAAGGGTATGTTCAAAAGGATTATCTTCAATTCCTTTAACTAAATCAAGCATTTTTTGTGCAATCTCTCTAATTTCCTTTTGGGCATGTTCACTATTTCTTAATTTTAAGAAGTTTGCAAAGGATCTCATATTGAATTGAACATCAGCTTGAATGCGGCTATTGTATGTCTTGAAGAAACGTGCAGATTCTTTTGCTCGCTTTCTACCTAACAATGGCTCAAGCGATTCAATTGCTTTGTGATAAAGTCTATTACCATCAGCAGCATAGATCATTAGCTCGTTCTGCCACTCTTCGGGCCAATCTTGAGGAATGAACATTTTATCTTCTTTAAGCTCCTTATAACGAGCTGACTCAGCATTAAGAGAACTGATCCTATGTTTGAGAAGATGAATATGACTGGCAATATCACAGTCCACAAGAAAGTGGACACTACCCTTCTCAAAAGGGGTTTCGTGTCCGTGGCTCCAAAGCATGTCGATGAGCTTCGGAATTCTCGCTCTCTTCTTCTCATCTAATTCTCTACTTGTTGATGTCCATGCGCTACAAGCAATAACTTCATCTGAACCATAATAACCAAGTAATTCTACAGTATTTTTCATTTTATTTAAATGGATCTCCTAATACAAAAGTATGAGACATAATTTTTCTTGCATACAAAAAACCTTTGTTTCTGTAATCTTGAATCATTTGTTGATCAAGTTTATCGAAAGCTCTGGGGTTTCTATCTTGTCCCCCTTCGCTGTTAAGCCTCATGCTCCAATCAGAATAAGTGGTAGCTTGGCCAATGTCAAAATCTAATTTCAAATCTTTTGCTACTGCCCAAAAATAAAATTCATCTGCAAAGATCACTTTATTCTTAACAAAAAATTTTGCGTATTCTTGAAACGTAGCAACAAACTTCATAACATCCTTTCTCCTGCAAACAAAGAACTGGCATACAGCATTGTATTCGTCAAATGGATGAGGAGCAATAACTCCTTCTCTTAAAATCTTTTGGCTTTTAACCTTAGTGTGGAAACTAAAATGTTTGGCGAAAGTTGTCTTTTTATATTTATTTTTAATCAGCTCAACTGTTTCATCTAATTTATATAATGGGAAATGTGAATCGCTAATTAATGTGAAGTATTCATTCTCTTCGTCTTCTAATGCTGCCTTCATTAATTCTATTGTAGCCTCAACCAAAGAAAAATGGCCCCAAGCTGTTGGGACTGGATTTGGCACATGGTATTCTGTAAAGAATCCTCCTTGTTTTTTTGGGTGAATATAGAAATTAAATGTATCCTTATTACCCTGATCAAAGAATTTCTTCCAAGTGGAATTGTCGTTGAATGAATTATAGGTAAGGTTTAAGAAGGCGACTTTTTCCATTAATTTATTCTTTCTAGTGTATTATAATAAAGAACAATGCCTTTACCAACACCAAATGATAAAGAAAAGAAGAGCGACTTTGTAAGTCGTTGCATCTCTGAACTCTCAGACAAAGAAGAATTTAAAGATAATAAACAACGTGTAGCTGTTTGCTACGCACAATATGATAAAGCTATGGAATCAAAAGCCGAAGAACAAGAAGGGCGCATGGTAAAAAGCGCATTATACTCAATCGCAACCAAAGCCCAAGAACTCCACGATATGTTGGCAGATGACCAAGATGTCGAGGCTTGGGTCCAAGATAAAATTTCTGTGTCGGATCACAGCATTGCTGCCGCACTAGATTACTATAAACACGAAAAAGCTATGTCAAAAATGGAAAACCCACTAGAGACGAAGGCCAGCATCAATGAAGCTGGGGAAATGGAAGTAACTATTGCTAAGAAATATTCTGAAGCAGAAGCAGGAGTTTACAAATCATATATGAGTATGTGTGCATCTGATGACAAGATGTTTACTGATACTGCAAGTATGGATGATAAAGAAACTTATGCTGCTTGTTCTGTTGCTTACGATAAAATGCGAGCAATGATGATGGATGACTCAGAAGGCCAGCTTACGGAAAAACAAAAACAACTTCCTCCTGCTCTTCAAAAGAAAATCATCGAAAAGATGAAGAAAGAGGGTAAATACAAAGAGGAAGATAAAGAAGAAGAATAATATTGATTTTTTATACTTTTTATAATAAAATCTTTTAGTGAAAACAGTTGTCAAAAAGAAATTATTAATCGAAACAAAAAGACATGATTTCGATAATGAATTCGCTTATTTAGAGACTTGGCATAATACTCAACTAAAAGATTGTTATTTCGCGGAAAAAGAATTCCTCTGGCCTGATGGAACCATTAAGGCTGGAGGAAAAAAATATTTCTTCTGCAATAATCCAGAATTCCTAGAAAAACAAATCAAGTGCATTAACTATCATTCATTTAAAGCATTTGATCATTTATACTACATAGGAGAAAACGGAGAATACATTAACATCTTGAGTATCTAATGGCTGAAACATTCAATCTTAATTTTTTACCACCTAGTGTTGCAACTTGGTTGATAAATACTACCCCATTTTTCCCCAATATTAAAGAAATAGGGGAAGTAGAAAGCGTAGATAAAATTGAAATAACTTTTAACAAAGGTTATATTTTTGATTATGCCAACAAAGGAGGCAAGATTGAAGTTTTTACAGCTAGTGATGAAGCTGGTGCTACCCTTGATACCAAAATGACCCTCGATAAAGCAGGTCTACATGAATTAAAAATCAGATTAGTTGTTGACAATGGAACTGGGGAAATTAGCCAGATAGATGATCTCAAGCCAAGAATAATTAAAACTGGTGCTGACATTCCTAATAGTCCAAAGGGAGGAGCAGCTACAACTGAATTTACAAACTTAAAAATTATCAATGAGTTAGGAAACTTAAGTAATGAAAAAACTGAATCAGCATTTCCTGATGGTGGAGATAAACCAAAAGGAGATCACCAATATATTGATTTAGATTTTTGCGTTATTGAAAATGGGATTTTAAAAGAACTTTTCATAAGAGAAAATGTTCATGTTTGGTTTAGAGGAGTTAGAGTTTTAAGACCAACTCAAACTTTTCTAGATGATTATGGAACTGACGTAAGATCCATTTTAAAATTTGGAGATGAAGAAAACGCGAATGGACTACTTGATTTTAAATCAATACTTATTCCTGCTATGATAGGTGACACTAGCAATGGACTCACTGTTTACGAAGATGGAGAAACCATTGCGCTTTGGGTCCAAGGATCAACTACTTAAAAATAAAGTTCATCAAAGAACCTATTCCCATTATAAGCCTTATCATCAATC